CAGTAGCCTCCGCCGCTCATCTGGGCCGACGTGGGGAATGCGCCGTAGCCCGTGTCCACGTCGGTCATGGTCTCGTACCCGACGACACGTGGCGTTGTTGTGCTCGTGTCGTCCACCCGCAGCAGCATCTTGCTGCTGCGAGCATCCAGGCTGCGAAACACGGCCACGTTGGTCTTGCTGTAGACCTTCTCCCAGCCGGCCGGCGCGATCTTGAAAGTGATGGTGCCCGCTGCCGTGCCGTCAGCCAGGGCGGTGGCGAACTTCACCGTGGTGGCGTCTGCAAACGTTACCTTCTGTTCGCCGTTGAGGTCCGTCATAGCGCCCGTCACACCCGCCACCAGAATGACCGAGCGCGCCCAGGCAGCACTTGCGCCGCCCGCGAAGGTGAGCGTGGCGATGCCTCCAGAAACCACGAGCGACGTGGCAGATTTGAGGCCGTAGCCGGTGCACAGGCAGGCTTCAAGCTGAGCGATGCGGCTGCCAGCCACGCCGTTGACCACAGGGGCGCCGGGCATGTCGCTGCGGTAGTGTTTAACTGAGGTGTCTACAGGGGATGCCATGGGTCAATTCCTTTGCTTTTTTGGGTCGTTCGTTGGTGGCTCAGGGCGCGCTTGGTGGGCGGTCCACGTCGCCGCGCCCGAGCAGCTCAAACGTATAGTCGGTGCCCGCTGCCGGCCCCATTTGCACGGTGCGAATGCAGGCAAAGGGGTAGATGGCCCCGGCGAAGTGTGCGAACAGCACGTTGCCAGCGGCCCAGCCGGTGCCCCAGCCGAGGGCGCGCAGCGTGAAGTACGGAACGCCGCTGATCGGGTTGATCGGGGCAAAGTCGGCATTGATGTTGCCGGTGCCGATAAACCCCATGTGCTCGCCAATGCACTCGAACGTCGTGCTGTTGGTAAAGCGCAGGGCAAAGCGCTCGGTGAGCGCGCCGGCGTTGGTCAGCTCTACCGGGGCGAGCGCGTCGTTGTACGTGGCCGGCGCGGGGTTGCCGACGATTGAATCTGCCCAGGTGATGCCGTCCCATGTGCCCTGGTCCCAAAACGCCGAGACGCGGGCGCGCAGCGTTTGCGCCGCAATAGCACTGCTGACCACACTGCCCGCCGGGAAGTCGTGCGTGAGCTGGCCCACCGTGGCCACGGCGCCTTGGATCTGCACGTCGCGCAGCCGCTCCAACTGCTCGATGTGGTGCTCGACATAGACGGGCTGCGCCCAGCCCGTGACGTCCACCGCGGTGACGGTGCCCGCATCCAGATCTGCGGTGTAGCCCGTGTTGATGGTGGCGCCGTCGCTGCCCACCAGGCGCACACGTGAGAGCCGGGTGCGGGCACAGTTGACGGTCTGCCCATTGCTGAGCGTGGCGGGCGTAGTGCTTGCCGTGTGGCTGATGACGATGTAGCTTCCCACGCGGTAGATGGGCACGCGGCCGTCTTGCGGCAAGCGCACCGGGTCAAGCCCCAGGATGTCGGCGTCAATCGGCAGGTAAAAGTAGCTGACCGAGTTGTACCGAAAGCTGGTCGGGTCCACAGGCCACGGGCGCCAGATTTTGCCGGCCTGCACGGCGCCAACATCGGCGGCGTCGTACCACCACTCGGCCTTCTGCGCGGCAGTGAGGTCCGCGTCAAGCACGTAGTCGCCGGACTGCAACTCCCCAACGCCAGTCTGGTAGTCGAGCTTGCCGCGCATGTGGGGGCCGGTGAAGTTGCCGTCCAGGTCACCCGTGGCGGTGATGGCGTTGCCCTGCGTGTCGAGCATGGTCATCACAAAGCCGCTGGGCTTGATGGGGGCCGCCTGGGTGCGAAAAAAGATGCTGGCGGTCTGCCAGGCGATGCGGCGCGTCCACAGGCTTTGCAGGGCGAAGGCGCCGGCGCCGACCACGTAGTCTGTCATGCGGGCAAGCCCGGTGCTGTAGTCCAGTGTGCCGCTGGCTACGCCCGAATCGGTAGTGGTGCGCCCCCGGTAAATAACGCCCTCGAAGTCGCTGTAGGTTTGGCCCATCCAGGTGAACTGCACGCTGCCAGGCACGATCGCGTCAGAGGTGTAAGGGCACAAATCGAACGTGATTGCTGGTGGCGTGAACGTCATCGTCTTGGACTGCGGCACGGCCGGCGCCACGCGGTAGCGGGCGACGATGCTGGTGCCCGCGAACATCTCTTCGCCAACGCTGGCGGTGCCGTACTGGCCGCCCTTCATGGCGCTGCTGCCGCCGCTGCCACCGCCGTCGGCAATGGCGGTCTCGAAGGCCGACGCGTTTTCGTGATCTGCCTTGTAGCTGCTGGTGCTGCGGTCGAACTGCACCACCTTTAGGCTGATCGCCTTGGCGGCGTAGTTGACCGTGCCAAGGGTGCCTGGGAAGTTTCCGGCGCCGTCGTCGGTGGCGGTGTGCACCACCACCACTTTGTTGTCGCTGGTGGTGCCAGACTCTTGCGTGAGCGTAGCGGTGTTGCTGCCGCTTTTGGTGACCGAAAACGGGCGGTCTACGTATTGGATTGCCATGGTCTGCTATGCCTTCGTTTAATGTCCGGGCGTCGAACGAGGCCAGTTAACACCCGTGCCCGTGCCCGAGCCTGCGCCCGTGCCCTGGCCGGGGTCGTAGTACTCGGGCACCGACTTGATGACGTAGGCGACATCGGCGGCCTTGGTTGCGCTGGTGGTGCTGTCTTGTGCGCCGCTGGTGTTGGACACGGTGCGCGCCGTGGCCCATGACACCGCCAGCGTGCCCGCTGCGGGCTGCTGCGCCAGGGTGAGGGCCACGAACCCGCCCGCGTCTGGCGCCGCATCGCCAGCGGCGAAGGTCTCGACGTGCACGTCGTCCACCGTGTAGGCCACATTGATGTCCGCGCCAGGGTCAGGCAGGTACGTGGGCCGCAGCAATACGGTGTTGCTGGGGTAATCGACCACGCCCGCGCCGTTGCCGGTAATGCCGCCAGAACCGTCATCGGTGGCGGTGCGCAGCACGCCGGCGCTGTACCAGGTGAACGTGATGCTGCCGGGGACGACGCCCACGTCATCAAGCTGCCAGCAATACTCAGGTGCACGAATGGCTGCGCCCTGGCCGCTGCGGTCATCGAAGCCCGCCCGCTCGCCGAAGCTGATGATGATGCTGCTGCCAACGTCAGGCAGCGCCGGCAATGTGATGGCACCGCTGCCGGTGGTGTAAATAAGCTGCCCCGCCGCGCTGCCGGTGAACGCCCCTGCGCCGTCATCCGACGCCGTGTACCAGTTGCCCAGCACCATAAACGAGATCACGACAGTGCCTGGCGCGGGCAGAGGCTTGAGCATGAACACGTAGTTCAGGCCCCGGTTTTCCTGCCCGATCTTAATGCGCTGGGTGTGCGGCGTGACGCCGACCTCGATATGTCGCGGCGAGTCTGCCAGCACGATGCTGCGCTGCGCGCCCGGCTTTTGGTCGAGCGCCGACACTTCGGTGCGCGCGCTGGGCACGAGCTGCGTGTACACACTGTCCGTCAGCAGCACGCTATCGCCCAAGGCGGCGGCTGCGGTCAAGGTGGATGCGCCGAAGAACTCAGCCGCGTCGGCCACGGTAGTGTCGCGCACCACGGTTTTGGTGCCGTTGCGCACGTAGCCCCGATCGGGCGGGCTGCCGGCAAAGTCGCTGCGCAGCGCGTCGGTCAGATCACACGCAACAACGTCGGCAAGCAAACCGTCCGTGATCTTGTCGCCCAGCAATTTGCGCAGCGACTCGATGCGCTTGGTCAACGCGTCGATATCGGCCTGGTTCTTGGCCTCGGTCATCAGCTTCTGCAGGCCCTGGCTGAGCGCTGCGGTGGCGTCCACGCCTTGCGCCTTCAGGTTGCCGAATTCCTTGACCAATACGCCTACGGCCTCGTCTGACTTCTTGAATCCGTCGGTCAGCTTGGATGACACCTGCAGCGCATCGATCCCCAGCGCGCTCATGGCCTCCCTGGCACTGTTGATGCCGGGCAGCGCCTTGTCCATGGCGTCCCTCAGGTCCAGCGCCTTCTGTTTGGCCTGGTCCAGCAGGCCATCGGCGATCTTGTCGCCAAGCTGCGTGCGCAGGCGGTTGATGCGCTCGTTCACTGCGTCGAGCTCGGCCTGGTTCTTCGCGCCGTCGATCATGTTCGAGAGCGCCTGGCCCACCACAGCCGCCGTGTCCACGCCAGCCTTCTCCAGGTCGGGCAGGGCCGCGATGAGGAGCAGGAGCTGGTCGTTGGCGTCCTTGAAAGCCGCGCCGACCTTGTTGCTGGCACCCACCGTATCCACGCCCAGGCTCTTGGCGGCCTGCTGGGCGATCAGCACCAGGCCGGCCTCAAGCGTCTTGCCTGCAACCTTGGCCTCGTTCATCGCCAGGATGAACTCCACGCGGAACTTGGTCAGCTCGGCGCCACTGAGCTTGCCCAGGGCGCCCGGCAGCTCCTCGCGCAGCATCTTCTCCAGATCCACGCCACGGGCCTTGGCCGCCTGCAGGTTGGCAACGATGTCCGCCAGCGCTGCGGCCGGCACCGCCGTATTGATGGTCTTTGCCAGCGCCGACAAGGCACTGCGGGCATCTTCCGATGCCTTGGTAACGGCACCTACACCCCCAGACGCCTGCAAAGCACCCGCGGCGACAGCGTTGCCCGCAGCACTGCCTGCGCCGCCGAGCTTGCCCAGGCTGTCGGCACCGGCATTGGCGGCGCCCGCGACCTTGGTGGGAGCGGTCTCCGCATCCTTCCACATTGCGGCGATCGAGTCGCGGGTCTGCTGGTTACGCTTTTCGAAACGGTCGAACGCCTGAGACACCGTGTCGCTGGTGAAAACGGCCGTTGCTGCCTCCTTGACAAGCTGCAGGCTGCTGATCGTCGCCTCAAAATACCCAACCAATCCAACACCGAGCTTGCGCGCCAGCTCGCTGTTCTCGTAGAGCATGGTGCCGATCTGGTAGCCGATCTCTAACCCTGTCACAGCCACCGCAATGCTGATGACCTTAGGGACCTTCGAGAGCTCCAGCGACAGCAGCGATGCTGCCTTGCCAGTCGCCAGCATCTCGGCAGAAAAGGCGCGTAGCGCTGCTACGCCTTGCACAGCCAACGCAGCGGTGAGCACCGCCCCTGCACGCGTGGCCACACCTGCCAAGGTATCGAGGTTTTCTGCCAGCGCATTGATGCCCTTGGCCACCACCGAACTCTGCTGGGCGCCGCCGGTCAGGCTGCCAATGAACAGCGTCCACTGCGTGTTGAGGTTTTCCAGGGCGCGGCCGGTGGTCAGCGGCAGCGTGGCAAATTCCTTGTTGATCGCGGCGGCCTGCCCTTTGAGCGCGCCCACCACCTTGGCCGCCGTCAGCTCGCCCTGTTCGGCCAAGGCGCGCAGAGCGCCGACAGGCACATTCAAGCCATCGGCCAGGGCCTTCGACAACCCATATGGCTTTGCCGACCTGTCCATGTGTTTCTGGGCCGATACCTTCATGCGCGGCGGGCTCAAGTTCTGGGTAACGTTCACCGAGAAGTACGGCACGCCCTGGCTGGTGGGCAAACAGCCGCGCGGCACGCCAGGGCCGGAGGTGGACAAGCTGCTGGACAAGCTCGAATCCATGATTCAGGACGCAGTGGCGGCCATCCCCGACGATTCGAGCATCGACATCCTGGAGGCGGGCGACAAGGGCGCCAGCGCCGACCTGTACGAGCGGCTGCTGATGTACTGCCGCTCGGAGATCAACATTGCCCTGCTGGGGCAAAACCAGAGCAGCGAGGCGAGCAGCACCCACGCCAGTGCCACGGCGGGGCTGGAGGTGGCAGACACCATCCGCGACGGCGATGCGCGCCTGGTCAGCGCCACCATCAACCAGCTGCTGCGCTGGATGACGGACCTGCACGATGGCGAGCAGACCCCTGCGCCCACGTTCGAGTTGTTTGAGGAAGAAGACGTCAACACCCGGCAGGCTGACCGCGACGAAACCCTTAGCAAGGCCGGGGTGAAGTTCACGCCGGTGTACTGGAAGCGGGTCTATGACTTGCAGGATGGCGACATTGACGAGGCGCCAGTGGTGCCCGCTGTCCCTGCGGGCACCGCGACTGCGGCGGCCACGGTGGCCACCGTGGCCACGCCACCGGTGGCATTCGCCGAGGGCACACCTGCCACCAACGACGCCGCCCACACGCTGGGCGCGGGAGCTGCCCCGGTGGTGGCCGATTGGGTGCGCGAGCTGCGCGCCCTGGTGGACGCCCACACTGACCCGCAGGCGCTGCAAGACGCCTTGCTGCAGGCCTACAGCGACCTGCCCACCGCCGACCTCACCGAGTTGATGGCGCTGGCCTTCGAGCTGGCGCACCTGCAGGGCCGCGACCAGGCCGCGCTGGGGACGGGCCGTGGCTGATATCGGGGAGGCCGCCCGTTCCACGGTGGACGGCGCACGCCAGCAGTTCCAGGAGCAGATCGACTTCCTGCGCCGCAAGCTCAACCTGCCCAGCGAGACCTGGCGCGACATCCAGCGCGCCGCGCACGACCGCGCCTTCATGGTGGCAGGCGCAGCCAAAGCTGACCTGCTTGTCGATTTGCGCAAGGCGGTGGACCAGGCCGTGCAGGGCGGCTCGATCGGTGAGTTTCGCAAGAGCTTTGCCGACATCGTCGCCAAGCATGGATGGACCGGCTGGACCGGCGAGGGCAGCAAGGCGGGCGAGGCCTGGCGCACGCGGGTGATTTATCAGACCAACCTGATGACGTCGTATGCAGGGGGGCGCCGCGCGCAATTGCTCGACCCCGACCTGCTCAAACGCCGTCCGTTCTGGCGTTACGTGCACAACGACAGCGTGGCGCACCCCCGGCCCGAGCACAAGCGCTGGGGCGACATGCGGCTGACGCTGCGCAACGACCACCCGTTCTGGAAAACCCATTTCCCGCCCAATGGCTGGGGCTGCAAGTGCCGCGTGGTGCCGGTGGCCGCGTCTGGCGACGGCGACGCCACCGATCCGCCCGAGGGCTGGAATGCCTTGGACCCACAAACGGGCGCACCCATAGGCATTGATGAGGGCTGGGACTACGCGCCAGGCGCACGGGTCGACGATGAGCTGCGGACGTTCGTGCAGGACAAGCTGATCGACTACCCGCCGGCGATCAGCAAGGCACTCTCTGCGGATGTCAACGGGAAAATCACCGCAGACGACTTCGTTCCCGATTTTGTGCGTGCCGTGCTCGGCGACCCGACTCGCACTGACAACTTGTGGCTAGGGTTTGTGGAGCAACCTGAGGTGATTGCGGCCCTGGCGGACGTAAACGTCCAAGGCTACACCGTGCTGATGCCCGCGCAGAGCGTGCGCCATACGGTGAGGTCGCACCAGTTCGATGGCGCTGGGCAGCGCGCACCAACGCCTGAGGACTTCGCCAAAGTCGAGGACGTGCTGAATGCGGCCGATGCCATAAGGCTGAGCAATGAACGGGGCAAGAACGGCGAGCCCCGTGTAGTTGCTTCCAAGGCCTTCGGAGATGAGGTCTTTTCCGTGGTGTTCGAGCTGCGCACGGGCAAGAGAAACCGGGCGGCCTCGATGTATTCGATGTGGATCAAGGCCCGGAAATGAGAAAGCCCCACACCCCTTGGCCCATCAACGTCCGGGACGGGTCCGGGCTGATCGCCCGGTGGCCAATGCTGTGCGAGGCAGTTGCAATTTTATGCGGGAGTGGCGCATGCCGCAAATCATTGAGCTGACCAACCGCAACGGCCTGGACTACCTGCAGGGCCTGCTCGAACGCGCCAAGGACATGCGGCCGGTGCTGCTGGAGATCGGCGAGGACATGGCCGAATCTGCCAAGCAGCGGTTTTCTACGACCACGGCCCCGGATGGCACGGCCTGGGCGCCCAACACTGCCGTGACGCTGGCCCGCTACAGCGCCATGTTCGCGCGCAAAAAGAGCGGCGAGCTGACCAAGAGCAGCGCAGCCAAGCTGGCCGGCAAGAAGCCCGGCACCGGCGAGACGCGAGCCCTGGGCACCACGATCAATTACCAGGTGCAGAGCGCCGATGAGGTGGGCATTGGGAGCCCGATGGTCTACGCGGGCACCTTCCACTACGGCGCCAAGTCGGGCGAGTTCGGTTTCGGCCTATACGCCACCCGCAACGGCAGCTTCCCCCTTCCCTGGGGCGATATCCCGGCGCGGCCGTTCCTGGGAGCGTCGGAGGATGACAAGGCCAACATCGTGCGGCTGGTGCAGAGCTATTTGTTGGAGGAGTGACCCTATGAGCAATCCGTGCCTGATTTTGGAAGTATCTGGCGCTGACCAGTGGGAGCCCTTTCGCGGCTGCCGCCGAATTGACCCAGCCATTCGTCCCACCGTGCTCCACCCCTCGCGGGAATGGGCCGAAGCCGAAGCGCTGCGCCTGACCAAAGCCCACCCCGGCAGGCTTTTTGCGGTGTTTGAGGCGGCGACAGCAGGCCATGCGGTCAAGGTTCCCTCCCACATCACGCTAGGCGGCAAGGTCGTGGCTGAGCAATGGATGCCTGGTCTGGTGCAGATCGGTGAAGAGGACATCCCGTTCTAGAATCAGTTCGCGCGGCCAGGGCCGGAAAGGGCCAGTCGAGAGACGCAACCCCCGGCGTTACCCCGGGGCCGATGTTCCTGGTCGCGCACCCGTCGTGAAAAGGCGCCACAACGGGCGCCGATTTTTCTTGTGTCCCATGTTTTCGCGTTGGGAAAGAGATTTGCAGGATCACCGGCCCACATCACTCCTGTTCTTCCCGTTTCTTCCCATTTATCGCGCCGCCCACTCTTCCTTTATCTCACTCCCGTTCAATAGGTGCCCGTCTTGCTGACCAGCAGCTGCGCGCCGGGGATGGCGAGCAACGGGGCGATGGCCTGCATGCCCGCCTCGGCCGTCCCGCAGAACATGCCCTGCGCCATGTACACCGGCTGTCCATTCAGAATGCCCAGGTTCATCATGTAGCCCAGTGCCTCCGGGGCGCCCGTGCGCATGTACTGCTTTTGCAGCAATTCCAGCACCCGCGCGGCGCAAGCCGCGTCCCAGCCGATGGACCAGGCCCAGACCTGATCGAGCGGCAGCATGCGGTAGGTCACTTGCAGCAGCACGCCGAAGTTGCCCCCGGTGCCGCCGCGCATCGCCCAATACAGCAAAGGGTTCTCAGCAGCGCTCGCCGTGACGATGCGGCCGTCGGCCAGCGCCACGCGCATGGATTCGACCAGGTCGCTCTGGATGCCAAAGGCGCGTGAGGTGTAGCCGTAGCCGCCGCCCTGCACAAAGCCGCCGACGCACACGCTGCCGCAGGCGCCAGTGGGTACATGCCAGCCGGTGTGGTTCATGGCGGCGTTGAAATGGTCGAAATCGGTTCCGGGCAGCACATACACGCGCTGGGCCGGGCGGTCGAGCACTACGCCGCGCATTTCGCTCAGGTCCACCACCATGCCGTCGTTCACCGAGTAGCCTGCTGTGCTGTGGCCGCCGCAGCGCACCGCCACCCACAGCTTGAAGCGCTGGGCGGCAGCCAGACATTCGAGCACATCGTTCTCACAGACGCAGTACACGATGAGCTGCGGGAAGGACTGGAAAGCGGGGTTGGATTCCTGCCGGGCCTCGTTGTAGTCCGGGCTCGAAGGCACGACCACGCGCCCCGCAAGTGTGGCTTCCAGTTGTGCCATTGCTTCCCACGGCAACGCGGGGGAGGCTGCCTGGCGAGCCGCCATGGTGTGAAAATGCGCCACCCGGGTGTCTTTGGCGAGGCGGGCGGGGCTTTTGCGATGGGCCATGGGAATCTGCTCCAGAGAGAAAACCCCTCATG